CGCCTCCTGGCTTTCGTATGAAGTAAAAGGACCACCAGTTACATCGTCTTGGTCTACCGTTACCTGCGAACCTACGCCTTCTCCTTCACAATTGTCTTTTGTGAATACCTTGCTATATACACCAACAAATTGGTTTTTATCTATGCAAGTACCTTTCTTATTTGCAAGATCTTGTTTCTGTTCTTCCATAGCTGCTTCAGCCAACGCGTTAGCTGCTTCCTGGCTTTCTCTTGACACAAAAGCATCTGGATATCCGGCAAGATCCTTTTCAGTCAAATCAACGAAGCTTCCGGTCTGAGATTCGGCATCGCAATCATTTTTCTGAACACGAGCCGAAGCCTTTCCAACGAAATAGTTTGGATCAGTAACGCATTCTCCATTCAGGTTTGCCTGATCCTGACCGTTTTTCTCTATATCATCAAGAGCTTTCTTATCAGCATCTTCTTGACTTACGTCTGATGTGTATTTACCGGCTTCTACTGTGTAAGTGTAAGGCGCTCCGATAAATCCATCTTCACAGTTATTTTTATAAAATACTTTTGACTTCTCTACGTTATACCATAAATTTGTTTCACATGTACCATGCTCATTAGCATAACCTGGACCTTCAGCTTCCAAGGCATCCAAAGCCTTCTGATTAGCATCTTCCTTAGAAACAGAAGAAGAGAAACGGCCGGCTTCTACAACGTACTCTACCATAGATCCAACTTCAGTTACCTCACAATCTGTCTTTTGGAACATTTTAGATTTCCTGTCGTTGTACCATTTTATGGTATTGCAAGTGCCATGAGAATTAGCATAGTCCTGACCTTTAGCATCCAATTCAGCCTCAGCCTTCCTATCTGCATCCTCTTGGCTTATGGTAGAAGAAAATTGCCCGGCTTCAATCGTCATCGTAACCAAACTACCTTCTTCGGTATCAGGATCACAATCGTTTTTTCTAAACGCCTTTGATTTCTTGACATTATACCATAATACGGTTATACAACGACCATGCTCATTAACCCAGTTCTGACCATTTTGCTCAATGTCTTTCATAGCCTTGTCATCAGCATCAGACTGAGATATGATAGACGTGTATTTCCCGGCCTCAACAACATACTCAAGCTCTTCCCCTTTCTCTGTTTCAGGGTTACATCCTTCTTTTGTGAAAAGAGCTGACTGTCTTTTATTTCTATAAACTACCTGTTCTTTTTTTTTATGAACTAACGTAAATCCTTCAGATACGTCTCCGTCCCTGGAAGACACCCTTATCTTGACACTTCTGTTGACACCAGTATCATTTTCATCAAAGTAAACATTAACCTTACTATTAAGGCCGCCTTCTTTCTTATCTATGTTCGCCCAACAATTACCTACTTTCATTCGCTAATCCTCCATCTTAAATTTTCAGGATTTGTACTTACGTTGATTACCTCTGGTGATCCATCGGAATCAAGATCAACAACATCCTTGTCCAGGTAAATTTCCTCCTCATCCACAGACTCGCATTCAACTATTTCAATAACATAATCTTTTATATTACTTTCTATACTTAACTGCGTGCTTGTCTCATCACCCTCAATTTGTTCAAATTCCTTATCCAATTTAATGTAAGGAACAACCTTTCCAGGCTGATAGATAGGAATCAGTACACCATTTATAGTTATATTCTCATTAACTTCATTCCCATCCTCATTGCCAGGCATAGAAACAATTAACGACACCTGGAACGTGTCTTCAAGACCCGGATCACCAGGGAAACCATAATCAAGCCTAATATCATTAACATCAATATTTAGACCGGAAGCGGTGGTAAATGCCTTTATCGCGCCCTTTACATCTTTCTCCCCTGTAATAAGAGCATTGATAGAAGCGGCGTTGGTAGTAATAAGAATCTGCTTATCTCCACCAGATATAGGGAACTCCAGCCTGCTAACCGAGACTTCTGTGATCTTAATACCTTTTTGCCTGAAAGTAATGGCTTTCATACTTTCAGTATCGGATTTCTTCACAATTCGGATAGTGATCCTGTCTTCCCTTCCTTTCCAAGATGGAGCATCGAAATTCATTTTATCACGACCGACACCTTCCTTCTTATCTGAGGTAAGCCAAGAACCATCATCCATCTTATATATTTTCTCTCTCGACATAATTATCCTCCTTAGTTTAAAGTGTCAACTCCCATTCAACTCCATCATCAACAACCACCTGCACCGTAGCCGTACCGCCTGTGGCTTCAAATGTTATGTCAGTAGGAATAACATCAAATATCTCTTGTACGCCTACACATCCTAATCCGCAGATAATATCCTTAAACCATTCTTCTTTAGCATATTTTTTAAGAACTTCCTTAAAGAACTCACGAAGCCAATCTGAATCAATAGATTCCTTAAGTATGTTTTCTATTATTTCCTTAAGCCAAGATTCGTGCATTTCCTCTTTCAGAATCTCTTTAATAAGCTCGACAATAGTTTCTTTATCTAACTTATCAGAAGGTACAGAACCTTCAACGAGATTACCTCCACATATAAATCCTTTGCATTTTTCTGCCATTTCTTATCCTCCTAAATTAACAATGGAACCCATAAGAACTATTTGCCTCTTCTCGGTACACGACCCTCACTTCAGCAAATTCATCTTGTTGACACATATCCCGGCAGAACCTAACAGTACGACCCTGGACTTTATACATATCAGAAGGCACGACACCTCCGCAATAAGACACAAGCAAAATCTCTGCCGGATCTTTCTTTAGAACCACATGAGAAGTACCGTCAAACACTTCTGTATTAACAGATCCACTTACGTTAATAGCCCTTGAAACGTATTTAGCTAAATTAGCTAAAGCTCCGTCTAAAGGCATACCATGATACAAACCAGCTTCTTCTATAGTTTCTCCATCATAGAATATGTTAGAAGAAGGAATATTGCAATGATGCGGGCGTTCGCACCCACCATGACTGCCAAAACAACCGTTACCTGTTATTGCCATTGTTACTCAAAATATTTATTTTTTGTTTTAAAAATTCTATTTCCCTATCCTGGTATTCCATACGGCATATCATTGCATTGATTAAAGCCGTAAGATCAGATTTCTGAGCCAGACTGAAGTAGCCAGCGTTGATGCCGTCAGCGCAGTACACGCAGTTCGTGCAGGTGTATCCGTCCGGGCATGGCACCGGCGTCTCGTCCACATGTGGAACATATACGTGTTTGCCACTTAAGTCCTTACCAATTTGTGCACTCTTTTCCATTTTGTAACTGTTTTTCAAGTTGTTCAACCCTTTGTTTTAGAAGCGTATTTTCTTCAACCATCCTATCCAAAAACTTATCTATGTTTTCGAAAACAAGTTCTATATTATGCATAACCTCATTATAAGGCATACCTGGAGTTAATTTGGATATGAATGTCTTGCATCCTGTATAATGAATGCAATGATCGCTTAAATGACCATACGGGCAATCGCATTCTTTTGGAAGAATTTCGCAATTGTCCGTACAGTCATTACACGGATCAGACCCGATACAGATATTAGATCTCAGAATATCAGGTCTGTCATCTTTACAAGTGTTACATGAGTTCATGACTTTCTTTTTTTTTAGTGCAAGATAGTGTTTTTTATCCACACCATCACAAAAAGAAGTCAATCAATGTATTCTATGTTATTATTCGCATTTTTTTTCTTTTTAATCCTGTATTCTTTTCCGTACTTTTTTTGACACTTTTTACACATATACTGATAGCCATGACCCTTTATGTAATAAAATTCAGATACAGATTTCACCTCGTTGCATGCATTACATTTTTTTACAGTCCTATCTCTCTTATAAGGCAATATCCCATTATCGTTCCAGTCCGATAAAGCTTTGTCGTATGCATTTCTTGCATCTTCAACATCACAAAACACACCTAAATGATATTGTATCTTATTTATCTGAATGCAAGCACCATATTTATTTATCTTCTCAAAGTAATGCACTCCCCTTCCGTATTTTGAAACCTTTGACCTACATATATTCTCTCTATTTGTGAGTTTTCTTAAATTACTAAGATTATTATTTAACTTATTATTGTCTATATGATCTATTACCAAATCATCTTTTACCTTACCATTAAAAGACTCATATACTATCCTATGCACCCTCATTTTGCTCTTTCCACTCTTAACACTTGAAAGCGTCACCTCCTCGTAACCATATATATTAATACGAGTCTTCATTACAGTTCCTTTTTTAATATTGAAAATAATACCAGTATCACTTACTGCATATATACCTTCATACCCAACAACATTAATGACATTCATATAGCATTTATCGTATTTATACGGCAAATATAATAATTACTACGATTAAAATAATAAATTATTCGGATTTGTTTTAATGTAATTCAGATTACGAGGCGAGCAATTGCCATTGTTCGCATTACCGCCGAAACGAGCAGCCAATTCTTTTTAACCTTTTTCTCAACCGTTATTTGCTATTTCAGAGGTCAGATCCCAATGTAAGACTTGTTAGCAGACTAACGGATTTCATTGAATAGATTTTTATTATTTATAATGTTAACTATCTCTGTTGTCTAATGACATTGCAAATATATGTATAATATTTTATAGCTACAAAACAATTTGTATTAAATATTTTAAATTTTTGTTTTGTAGCTATAAAATATTATATTAACAAGATACGGCTGCGCCGTGATATAGTATATAAGGCTGCGCCTTAGCGCTGCGCTTATGATGGCTGCGCCATCAATGGGTTGCACCCATCAAACCTGCGGTTGACTGACGTCTAATAACAACTGGGCAAGGCCGCAATAGTAGCGAAACGTATAAGAAGCGGCGTGATACGCAAACAGATTACGAGGCGAGCAATGGCCATTGTGCGCATTACCGCCGAAACGAGCAGACACTCTGGACTTGGAACCGATAGCTGAAGCCCAGTAGCAATTGTCCCATGTATAAAGACATTCTCCTGTTCCGACACTTCCCCCTTTTTTATCCTTCCATCCGGTATAAGGGATACGGTGTAAAGCAAAACTATCTCCTAAATTCTGGGTAGTTGCCACCTTTTTATATTTAGATTCAAAATCAAAAACCTTACCTTCTTGGATTGTAGTCTGTTTTTCATATCCCCATTTCTTTTGATCTGGCTCTATATAGATATCAATAGTATTACCTATACGAGTAACATTAGGATCATTTAAAAGCGTTCCTACCTGTTCGTATCCTCCTCCGCAATACCTAAAGACGTCTCCAGACAAATTCATGCCATCGTACAAAGACATCCTTAAAATAACTTTCAAATCAAATTCTGCCGGTTCGTCATTTTCGTTTAAGGCTGATATAGTGCCGGTCATTTCCTTAAACACAATAACATTCATATGACCTTCAGCCATACTCTTGGCTCCCTGGACGTTCTTATACCAGTATTTTCCTCCATAAAAATCAAACTCTGATCCTTCTTCTACGCCTGTTTCAAATGCAAAAGAAGCCGCCATCTGACTTTCCATGCACTGTTCTTTAGGATACTCTGAATTTATGAGGTAAGAGAAATGAGTTTTTTTAGTAGGTTCATAATGGATAATAGGAGAATTTGTAGCCCATGAGCCATACAACCAGATCTCTTCTCCTTTTTTACGATATTTTACCCCTCCATATTTCCTATAATTAACATCATTACCTATTCCATTGTTGTTCGATATCCCACCCCCAAAAGTATCTGGATTAACCAAGTATTTAGTACCGTACAGCATTTCAAGGTATATGATATAGGCATTCAAGGTCAAAAAACCACCTTCAGAAAAAGGATAAGAAGATTCAGGATCTACGTTATTAGCCCTCGAATACTTAGCTATATTGATTTGATTTACATCATTGCATCTCGGATAAGTTCTTCCATTTAGAAACATTGTGCAGGCGTTACCAACTCCGGCTCCGGATTTACAATTTGTTTCTCCTTCATACAAGAAAAAGAAAGATCTTGCCTTGGAGTCTACTGTACATACCGGTCCAGGAGATAAGGCTGTGGGCGGCAGCACAGGGCACGTCTGGCGCAGGTCAAGTCCGTCCAGCATAGGAACCGTGTCCGCGTCGTACACCCCAGACCATATTTTCCCACTTTTGCCAACTACCTTATCAGCTACATACAGGCTCTTGCTACATCCTAAGAATATGCTATAATTCTTTGAAGTAGTCTCCCAAGGTCTTAAAATCCTTACCTCTGACCCTGATACATTATAAAGTTTTTGACCAATACCATACTCTTCGTAAAAAGCCTTAGCGTCAAATGCTCCGGCATCACAATACTTATTTTTATGACCGTTATCCAAATACAGTTCCACATCGCATTCGGCTCTCATTTCCTCGGTTATACCCACCGTAGGAGCAAAATCTCCGTTTTCAAATCTAAGGAGATTATTCTTACGAAGCTTCCCGACCGGACGCACTTTATCTCCGGTATTTTGAGTCATGTCTATAAGGTAAAAATCCCAAGAAGGGAGAAGGCTTTTGTCGCCAACTGATTCCGTGGCTTCTGGAGGAAGTTGGTCCTCAGCCCAAGCGGATGCCGATCCCGAAGCACCTTCTTTAAGAACGTTGAAAGTATTACCATCAGACAAAACAAAAGGCTCAGATTCCTCCCCTTTCTTCGATAAAAACTTTTCCCTTTTACCAACTTGATTAACGACTATGTTCTTCTTAGCCTTATTCCCTTCATCGGAAATAGTGTAATTCAAAGTCGTATCAAGACCTTCATTTATTTCAGAAAACACCGACACCAGTTTATCGTTCTCACCTTCTGTCGGCTTAAATTTTACGTTGCTCATTTTCAAAAATCAAATTTGCATTCATCAACAACAGGCTCGCATTTGGTATTTTCATTAACCCATTTCATGCCCTCTTCTTCCAGTATCTTCTTAGCCTTTTCATTGGCATCATCAACGCTAATGAAAGACGTTACGGTACCAGCGTATATCCTCCTGTATTTCTCAGGGGCCTTCCATCCTTCCTTACAACGTTTACTAAACCAACCATGTTGATCTTCGTTGTAATAAACGGTTTTACATACTCCAGATTCGTTAGCGGCAGCCTGCCCTTCTTGCTCAAGAATCTTCGCAGCTTCGTAGTTGGCTATTTCGGTACTGAACTTAGACCATACACGCCCGGCCTCTACCACGTGATGTGTGGGTTGTTCTTGTTTTTGACCATCAGGACAATCATTTTTAAAGAAATCCCCTTCCTGTCTTGTGTTATAATATACCTCGCAACAGCCACCTACTTTATTAGCATACAACGGACCTTCTTTCTCCGCAAACTCTTCCGCTTTCCTATCTGCATCATCTTGGCTTATATCCGAACAAAATTCAGCCTCATGAACGATAAACGTTTCTTCAGAACCAAGATCTTCCGGACAGTCCGATTTCTTGAAAGCTTTTCTGTATTCCTTGTTGTAATACATCTTTTTCATGACAAGATCTTATTAAGTTCTTCTTTGAATTTCTGAATCTCATCCGGACACAACCCGCATTCCCCTTCACATACGATTCTTCTCATACGATCTATTTTAAGAACCGTATCCATATCAGGCTTGATACCTACCTTATACTTATGATATTGTAGATACTGATCAGCCTTACATGCTATAAAACGATCAGCACACTCACATAAGTAAGATGAAGGGAAAAGGATTTGCTGTGTACTTCCGGTAGCTGCCATATCATTTCGAGGTAAAATACCTGGCGTATTCTTTATTTATGTATTCAGAATAAGTAGCAAGATCATCCGGATCCGGGCACTCGTTCTTCAAATTAACGATCCACCCTCTTACCAGCTTTTGAATATCAGCATACCTTTTACTTACACCTCCTACAAACCTGAACTTGCGATGAAGGTCTATGATTTTCTTGTCCAATACAGCAAGTTCATCGTATTTCTGAATACAAGCCGCATTAGAATCAGCTTTAGGTGTCGTATTCGACTGAGGCTTTATAGCCCGACTTTTATTAACAGAAGCAATGTTGCTTCTTCCACATCCGCATCCCATAATTCACTTATATTTAATTGATTATATTTTACAACCACAATTTTCACAATTATTGATAACGTAAATCAATTTAGATGCTTTTTCGTATAATTGTTTTACGTTTTCAAAATTCCCTAATCTCATATTGGCTTCAGCCGCAGCCAGCAAAAATTCTATTTCTTTTATTTTATTAATAATGTCATCATCCTCATGATCACATAACACAGTTGACCTGGCCCATACTTTATCTATGTTAAGACGGATCAGATCCGTTTTTAAATACTTTCTGTTAAATGAATAAGAGGAAGGACTGCCTTTTATGGTAATATCGTATATACCATCTTTTAGGTTTTCAAAATCATTTCCGCGACCTGGATTTATGCCAAGGGTCTTACTATTGAATACATTCAACTGATTCTTACCAAGATAATAAACATACTTATTCTCATCTTCAGGTGGTACGATCTCTATAATAGCCGGCCTGTCTGCCAATATCCCCCATTCAGACTGATCAGCTATGCGAAGCGTTTTAGGATTGTTTGTGCTTATAACCTCAAAATCAAGATGGATGTTATTCATACTCTCCTCCCATCCCATTCTGGTAAGGGAATCATCGTATCTGGCTGTTATATCAGCTCCCTCTACTTCAGTACTATTAACACGTACCTCAGTACCATTTATCTTGACTCCTACTATTTGGGCTACCAACGACTTAGCCATACCAAACATAGGAACTATGATTTCTCCGTTGTAATCAGTTCCTTCATTTGGATACTGCACTACTTCCGTCTTGTACAGGCCGTCATTTCTTCTGGCTACTATTCTAATAACCATCTGATTTTCTACATCGTAGTCGGTCATTACTATCCTGACATAGAAAATGTTATTTCTTATCTGTGGTAAAATATCAATGTAATTCATTTCCTTCTCTTTTTCTACAAAGATATGGAAATGAAGCGATAAAACACAACATTGGCGTGTATTGTTATGGAGAACAAGGACCCTACCCGCATATTCGAAGATCTACTCCGTATTCCCGGAATATGTCGTCGAAGGATATATCTTCGTCAGAATAATACACTTCGCATATCTTACGGTACTTTTTCAATGCCGAAACATATAGACTCAGCATATTCTTGCCTTTTATTTTCTTAATGGCTTTAGTGATGACCTCTTCGGTAGATGCGCTCATTAGGATATTATTGAAGAAGGTCCTAATATTGCAACCAAATCTTTCTTTAACCCTACCCCTGAATAGTCGATACAAGGTTATGTTCTTCAACGTATTCAAACCATTATTCTTCAACCTTTTATTCAATGACTCAACAGCTTTATCGGAAAAACATGTGCGATTCTTCCCTTCTCCATCTACGTATTCCGAAAACCAAGAATGAAGAGTTCCTGGATTTTTCATTATTCTGCCGATAAAAGAATCAATGATATAAGTTCTAAGATCTCGTTTATGAGCATGGCAGGCAGCTATTTTCTCCTCCCTATTTAATGACATGTCAAGACAACGAAAAACGCGGCAACTTTCATCTATGAAATATTCAGGATGCTCTTTCTTAAATTCCTCACGATAAGCCTTGTATCCTACTTTTCTAAGATGAGATATCTCAGAATTTATATAAAATCTAACACACCTGTTCTCGGTCTTCTGAACCTTTGTACTATATGGTACCGATCGACGGCCGTATATAAGATAATCGTACACCATAGCCTCCACAAAATCAGCATACGGAAAATAACGACCAAATCCGTAGTTCCAAACAATGAAACAACGCACTCTATCTTTCCAATAGTCGGTGATTACAAAATTACTGCTATGTCTTAAATTGAACTCTTTTTTAAAGAAATGACCTGTTTTGCTATCATAATTAAGATTAAAATACATTAAATTTCCTAAACATTGACCTTCCGGTCTACGCACTACATTATAGCTAAAATGGTTATACTCATTGCGTATAACCTCTAAAGGTGAGACCGACTCTTTCTTAAGAAGTCTGTCGTGAAGCTTGCGCCCGTCTTTTATTTCAATTATATTTACGCTCATATTATATTTACTTTTTGGGCAAATATAGCAAACCAGTTTGCTTGCTCCAAATTTTGATAAAAATATTTTATCCTGTCCTTCGTTTGAGAAAATAGGGGGCAGGTTTTTTTTGTTTGCACCTATACCATATCTCAAAACGTATCCGTATTTCTATATTCGGATCGTAACACACTGAGCATCAGGGTGGACCAAGTTATCTTGAATAAAAACAGTCCCGATTTTATCGTTCCCGCTTTTATTCTTCATTCCCTGAATTATTATTCATCTTGTTTTAATTAATTATTAGTTGTTCATATTATTTTAACTTTTAAGACCTTATTCTTTATTCCTCATAATATGGAGTGACTGAAACCGAATCGACCGAAGGGAGTGAGGTGAAGGAACGTATTGCCCTATATATTGTTTGGCTTATTGTTTAATCCTTTAAGTGAACGAATATCGTGACCGTAGGGAACGATATGAGAGAACGTAGAAATATTGATTTAATTCTTTAGTGAATTTATGCCGAATCGAGCGAAGCGAGTGAGGTATGAATGAACTTTTATTTAAAACCATGAAGTAGCCAGTGGATAAGCGGGCAGGGCAGATAGGCGAGGCTGTAGTGTGTCGTAGCGCAGGACAGCCCAAGCGGCAGAGCAGGCCCCTTCAGACCGCAGCACGAGGCAGGTCGGGTAGGTTGCAGGGTAGGGATTGCCGTTGCAGGATAGAGCTTCAGGATAGGCGCAAGACAGGCTTTTCTGTCTTATCTCAGTGGCTTCTTACCATATTCTATAAAATACACCCATACTCAAACAAGGAGAAAAACCATCTTTAGACAATCCGTATCCGGCGGTGATTCCTAATCCCCACCGTCTACTTTTTTCGTATATTATTTCTCTTTTGTGGTAGATTGTCATCGTATCTAAATTTGGTCGGTATCCACTTATTACCGCTCTATAATCATCCGTCTGATACGTTTTTCTCTGTATTGGTATATTGATATAAACAGTGTCTTTTATCGTATCTTTTTTAACTATAGCATCCATGGGGAAAGGTATTTCTACCTCCCCTACGTCAACTATATACTGAGGAACAGGGATAGGTTGGATAATGGTATCTATTACCGTATCTATTTCTATATCGTGTATTATTTCTTTCTTCTTACATGTTTTACCAAACAAGAAAGATATAAAACACAGTAGAAGAACTCCTAACACATGCCTGGCTATCATTTTTTGCAAACACATCTTTTACCCTCCTTATCTTCATCTAAAAGTTCTTGTATATCACCGTTGTTAATACCTTCTTTAAGCTCTTCTCCGAATGGAACTTTTTGCCACCAACTTACTTTACTAAAGAAGTACTTAACGCCTTTTACTATCATCAAATCAGGTGCAAGGTCGCCGAGGCGCTTGAATGCCATTCCACCGTATAATATTAAGGCAAATATTGTAATCCACTGAAGAAGCATGTCTATAAACTCTGGGGATTTATGCCCTCCCATAGACATAATAAGGTCCATTCCGGATATGGTAAACAACCCGAAAGAACAGGCCGCGAACTCAAGAAGAATTTTCAAAACTCCCATTTCGCTTATGCATGTCAATATCTTAAAAGGTCTCTTTCTCTTTCTTCGGATATAGCAGTGCTTGATACTTTTTATAGTAGCTAACAAAAGATTTATAGCTAATATAAACAATATAGAATATATAAGGTGGTGAATCTCCTGGAAATTCATCCACAATGCTGATAATCCGGAAATGAGAAAAGCCCAGAAACTTTCTAAATTCATCCTTCCTACAAATCTGTAAGCCATATTAGAACATAGTTACTTTCTTGCTACTTCCAAGAGAGTCATATACGTCAATATGGACCCAATTGGTACCTGATTCTAATCTAATGGGACAAGGAAGTAAATCCTGCGACTGAATTATTTTATTCCTTGTCTCTTCTGCTGTCATACCCTTGGCATCAAAATCGATGGCTGCCCCAAGCATATGAGGACTGATATACAAAGACCCTGATACGGTCTTGGATTTTACTATATCCGAGATATTGTTCCTAAACCCACGCTCATCAAACCTTCCACCCGACTTCCAGGTATTAACCGTCATCGGAGTTTTCAAGATATCTTTCCTTAAAACCAGTATCGTGTGAAGCAATTCAGTTCTTAAATACCTCCAGCAAAGATCCTTGTCTCTGCCGTACTCTTTAGGACCAACTAATTCAACAATACTAAAATACTGACTCAATTCTTTTATAATATCTTTTCTTTCCATAACTTAACCTTTTTCACAAAGATAATTAGAACCTTACCGATATAAAAAATAAGTAGAGTCGGGATTAAAGAAAAACCCCTGCATAAATAAATATACAGGGGTTATCCATAACATTAACAACAAATCACGACCTAAACAACCCTTACATATCCGGCTGATACAAGATCAGAAAGATTCTCGTAAGCCAAAGGGATGCCTGAATCTCTTATGCAAAGATACTTAATTTCTTTGTCTATGTAATACTTTCCGTTCTCTAAAATAGAATTATATACCCAAGGAATAGGATCGTCTACGGTACCTGAATGCTTTTCTTGAACAACCATATACAGACTTTCGGCTCCACCTCCCTGGCCAGGAACCCAATCAGCTTGTAGATTGTGATTTTGCCTTACTTCAAACAAAGTCCAATCCAAATCTGAAGGCTGGTTTTTACTACGAAAACGCTGCCCCTTTACAACAGCAGTTCCCATAGGAAGACCTTTGTCGCCATAAACTCCATCCTTATCCCAGATAGGGTACAATCCCTTTATCTTAAGAGCAAGATTCTGGTCGGTGTTTTCCAACATAGCCGGCGTGTTGATCATCGCCCTCATGTACATAGCTGTAGCCTTCTCCGGATCATTGGCTTCAAGGATCTTATTTTTTTCTATGATCTGATCCTTTGTCCTTACCAACTTCTCAGGATAGCCTTCATCTACTTTCATAGACTCAACTTCACTCCTGTCGGTTTTAGAAGCTATTTCCTTTTCTATGGCAGCAGTACGATCGTTGCACTCAGATTCATATACATGCATTTCATTCATTGCCGTATTAGCAATATCAAGCTCGTATTCTGAATCTGCTACGGATACGGTGTATATCCCGCTTCCTTTTGCTACATCAATATCGTTTTTAACCTTCTGTCTCATGCTGCTGTTATACCATATCTGTTTACCATCCAAACTATAAGAGCGGACAGCATCAGAATAAGCATATTCCCTGGCCTCAGAAACCTTCTTATCCTTAGCCTTGGCAAGCAACTCCTCTTCAGTTGGTCCAGGAGGTTCCGGGTCAAGCTGCATGGCAATAACTTCTTTCACACTCGCATCAGGATTGTCTTGATGGAATTTTTCTTGATCGGAGTCAAGTTGAACCCATTTACCATCTAAGAAATCTTGGTAAGAATACCCTACTTCGTAAGAAGAGGAGTCCAACTCATATCCTTCCCAATAAAAACCTTTTATATTCTTATTTACATAAAGCATATTCTATCCTTTCTATTAAGCTTGTTCACCTACTCTGATAACCAACTTATCATTGATATACCAGATACTTAATTCTATAAAACTGTTTTTAGGTACTATTACGCTATCGCCTGACATGCTCTGGAACAGACCAGAGGTAGGAAGCGGCTGCGTAATGTCTGTGCCGGTAGTGTTGTTGACCCGCACCTGCCATTCCCTCCCAACATCCTCAGCAGATACGGCCATAGACAGGTTCGTAGCGGAAGCTACGTTGGCTATGATATTATGAGCATCTATTGGCAAACTTGCTAATGTTGCGACAACATTAGGAGTCTTAGCCATAAACTTCAAATAAGATAACATGTCATTAGACAACGTAGCCGTATTAGCTATAGCTCTATATGTCTTATCTTGGGAAACAATATAAGTTACCATCTCAATATCTATATAAGATCCAGATACGTCTTCCTTTGAGTTGGTGTTATTAAATAAAACAGCTATTATTTTTAATTCAGAATTATTATTGTCTAAAAAATAATCCAAAGAAAAATAATAAAAATTAAGCTCACCTAATGTAATCCTGTTATTGTAAGCATCTATAACTTTTGCATACGAATCCTCATCAAGAGTTCCAGAAGTACTGGGAAATATGGATAGATCAAGATAAGATGAATCTACTCCTGTACTTACCATACCAAGTGATTCAAGCACCTTGCCACCACCTTCTTCAGTAACCAAAATATATTCGTTATACACGTTTTTAGTTTCTGTAGATGCCACATCGTCTTTTACGAGATACATGACATTATCTTTCGCTTCTTCAACAGTAGGAAGTTTGCTAACAATCTGCTTCTTCCACCCTGCTGCCGAAACAGCATCATCTATGTACTGTTTTGTTACATGATCTCCCCATGTCATATTACTAAGAAGAGTCTTGCTACCGTCTTGACTTCCGGCAGGGGGAGCCGGGATAAGGCCTCCTTTGCCCGACTCTGAGCCCGTCCCAGGAGCGGCCTGCACCACATTCTCAAGCCTGGAATCAACCTCCTGACCTTCGAATTTACTGTTATAACCTACTTCTGCCATTTTTTATTTTTTATTGATTTTGTCCAACAATTTCTTGATCTGGTCTACGATATCCATCACCGCCCCAACCTTGTTTTTTACGTCCTCAACCTTCTGATCGATCTTAGAGTCCAAAGCCTTTAAACGGTCTTCGTTTTTACGATACACTAAATACAGGGCTAAACCGATGATTGCTATCGTAAGGATATTAGCCAAAACGCATCCGATTATTATCTGAAACATGATGATTATATGGTAGATAACGCTACCACACGCTTTAATTATTTAACTTTTCACAAATATAGCAATTGTCCCAACCATAACAAGATCAAAGACGCTCGTCATTAACATCAGACACCCATTCTTTAGATGAAAGAACAGATTCAAGCTCAGAAGAAGGGCTGTCATATACCGGATACGGGTATTGAGGTTCGTCATCAGCCTGCATGTCTAAAGACTTAAATAGAAGGTCATAATGTTCTACATGTAAAATAACTTTAGAGCCATCTACGCTCGCTCTTGGGCTGCCTATTCCTAATTCACGTCTCTTTTCTTCAGATACGGAATTATATACTTCTTTTGGTATGATAATGAATTTCATATTATTTCGATTTTATAGTTTGTAAATAGTTATATGCTTTTATACAATCTTCCTTGGAAAGGACTGTAGGATAAATCGCTAAGTTTTTGAAAGCAATTTTAGTATAACTGTTACCTGAATATCCTATAGTTAAGAAATTTTTACTGGTAGATTCCGTTTCTTCATTATAAATAGATTCTTTCCAGTCTTTTGAATAAATCCTGCCATCAGAACAAATTGCATTAACGGTATTTTGATCGAGAATCAAATTATTTCTACCATTTTTTATATTAATGAGTATTGGATTATAATTATAAATGACTATACTATCAAATTTTACAATACCAGCATTGTCTTTTTTCCCTGTATTTATAAGCTCCCAATCTCCTATTACAGTCCAATCATTACCCATTTCAAATATAGACGAAGTTATCTTATCATCCACCCCATCAGTAACTAGATAGCCAGCATATTCCCCTTCTTTATTGTAGCCACTTCCTTCGATAAACCCAAAATTCGACAGCACAAGATCATTACCATTGCCCGTAATGTTGGCAATAGTAGCACGATCTTCGTCCTCGTTGGTTTTGCCGGTGACAGTCCATGCCTGGTCGGGGAAGAGCCAGGGATAGGTTTTAACGAAGTAGTCTTTGATCTTGGTCAGTTCTTCTTCGGTGGCATCGTGGTCGAGAAATACAAGTTCCCAGATAGCAAATCTACCACACTGTTGGCCTCCAGACAATCCACATCCTACACATAATGGTTTTCCATGATTTTTGTCACCTTTTAAAATACCAACATTATTATATTGTTTTGAAGTTTGCCATGTAAATGGTGATTTTGCAAAATCTATGATACCTCCAGCACCTAAATTCCAATAACCCTTATTTGAGGATTCTATTTTTTCAAATGCTACACCTTCTCCTGTGGAATAATTCCTGGTTGACAACAGTCCTCCTGTCAAAGTTGTATTCAAGAAATCCTGATCCCACTGTCTCAACGCTACAACCGTATATCCCTTTTCCTTAGTCAAAATAGGAAAATTCTTACAAACACCGTAATCGTCTACTCCGTCAAAGACGAGTGCGCCAGGATAGAGAGGTAATTGCTCAACGGTAAACGAACCTACTTTGCCGCTAACATTAATATAAACAGCTAAAAAATCATCTTCTTTTATTGCAGGAATTTCAGTGATGCCATTAGGGTTTAATGATACCGTTACTGTTGTTGCTGTTGATGTAGAAGGCGCATAAAATGATAAAGCCATATCACCTTCATCGTATCCTTCACTTGATATTTTTATGAAATAAGATTTATTAAATTGGTAAATATTCTTTGGTATATAAATAGTGTTACTTATTCCTGTGGTTAAAATGGTTACTTTAATAGAATTGCTACTTTGCTCATCAATTCTTATTTTATCTACAGTAGCATTATTTCTAAAATCATTAAAATCCTGAACATATCCTCCAACCCCTGACATTCTCTTCCAAGAGAAGTTTTTCAACTGTAAATCTCGTCCATTTCCCGTCTTATCAGCCCATACGGGATTGGCAGCCATCTGTTCATTGGTGAGACCGGAAGCAGAATATCTGGCTACGATACCTTCTATATCCGGGAAGGAGTCTACCTTGCATGGCAGGTCTAATATCATTTTCGCATACTCTTTAAAAGGTACGGAAGTAGGTACATCATACCCTTTGGATATAAGGGCTTTCCTTATATCCTCCTTGGTATTTATGATCCTCATTAACTTATCTGATATGGTCCCCATTACACTTCCTCCCCATTTATGTAATCTAATACCTGACCTATGTCTCCGATGTCTGATTTTATTGACTCTCCTTGAGAATGTATTTCAATAAGTTTCTGATATAAGGTGTTATCCCCTATACGATTCTTATCTGTAGCTTGTTCTTCTATTTTGGCTATCGTATCAGGATCTTCGTACTTAACACCATCAGGGCCATACCATTCGTCTGTTAAATTCGTGTATTTATGACGGACTGGAGTCGGTTTAGACTCCAGTGTTACTAAAAAATATTCGTTACAGCTCATGACAATAAGATTTAATGGTTACAACAATTGCATCTACAAACTGTTCTCACGTAGCCAGAGGGAATAGCCGCCAGCTCCGCCCCTACGGCTATCGCCGGGTCAGTGCTTTCCATGACCGTCAGCGCCATCTTGTCCACGTCAAGGTCATTGTCGTAAACGATTTCTCCCTCAACGTAGATGCTCCCCGCATCAGAAACGTAGCAGTTTTTCACCTGTCTTATATGGCGCTGTGTAGCAGACGCAAAATCACACTCGATACTTAACCACCCTACCGGTATCTGATTGATATTGGATCCGATATTGTAATCAGGATCGGTTGTTTTAAGAACCATATGTCTCAATTCCCTTGTATTTCCGTATCCGTCCATTGTTATGTATGTTCGGATCTGAACCTTACCCTTTTCCGTCTTATAACAGTTTTCTACTATTTCTGTATCGGATGTAGTAGCATCAGGGAAATCACAAACAATACGCTGCCATCCTTCTTGTATTTTGCTGAATGTGGCGCCTCTTTGTATATCAGGGTCGGTAGTTTCTAAGACAATAAGATACTCGTCCCGGACTCCTATTATGCTATCTACCGACCTGTATCCACCAAGATGTATTTTACCACCAGGAGTAGTATAACATTCATCTACAGACATAATATGTCTTTCTGTAAGATCAGGGAAATCGCATTCGGTTTTCGTCCATTCGTTAGGTATCTTATCTATTCTCGTCCACTGAGGATAGGCGTCGTCCGTTGTCTTAACAATATAATAATACTGTTCCCTTACACCAAGAACGGCATCAATAGCTTGATAACCTTTTATATTGACCTTACCACCATCAGTCTTATAACATTCGTCCACCTCAACAATTTCCCTGTCCGTCATGTCAGGAAAATCGCAGACCATCCTCACCCAATCTTCGGGAATGGAATCCAGCACGGTTCCTACCTTAATATCAGGATCGGTTGACTGAAGAACGGTATAAACCTCTTCCCTGGCTCCAAGGATGTTATCTATGGCTACCAAACCTTCTACTTGAACTTTTCCTTTTTTAGTAGTGTAACATTCAAGAACGTAAGTTACATCTCGTTCTGTCATATCAGGAAAGTCACAAACCATTCTAACCCAATTCTCTGGAATTAGCTTAAAGACATGGCCGGCAGGGAAATTATCGTCCGTCGATTGAATAACGGTATAAATAGATTCCCTGATATTTATCTTATCATCTATGGCCTCCAATCCTTCTATTTCAACCTTACCATCCTGAGTCTTATAACATCTGTTGACGAACGTAATGTCTCGCTCTGTCATATCAGGAAGATCACAGTCGATCATAACCCATTCGTCCGGTATTTTAGTAAGAACTTTACCTACCGGATTATCCATGTCGGTACTGTCGGTAATTCTATGGGTTTCTTTAAGAACATCCATCTGATCGTTAAGAAGATACCAACTCCATACTTCGACCTTTCCACCAGGTGTACGGTAACAGGTTTTGAAATCTTTGATAACTTTCTCAGCTATGTTAATCCACTCCCATTCGGTTGTGGCCGGAATACCAGAAACAGGATGCTTCTTACCTTCTTCGTCAAGATACCAATAACAGCCATTTAAGGACACAACCACTTGGTAGATTTTGTCCCCTATTTTTATACCGGATTTGCTGTCATCTACCGGTTGGGAGGAACCCCATTTTCCAACTATGTTGGTTATTTTGTCAATGCCCCTACCTAAGGCACCGACTAAAGAATCCACGCCATTCATATGAAATCGATCTATTTCAAATTGTTTTATTACAAAAAAGGGGGTGGAGGACCAGCCTCCTCCCCCTTGGGATATATAGAAAAAAGGAAAATCAAATCTTGCAGGGCTTGATATTTGCCGAAGCAGCTAACAAGTCCATAAGGTCTTGAATACCTTCGTGAGCGCCATACGGTACATGGAAGTGTACTGTAATATGATCATCAATTACCCTACCGAAGCCGTTAGAGTAACGTGCCGGCTTCAACGTTACTGAATAATCAGCATACGGAGCCAACAGGTCTAAGCGGGTTTCTTCGTTGGTAAACATCCGTTCCATAAGTTCTTGGTGAGTCTTACGGAAGTCGAAGAACATACGTTGTTCGCGTTCCTTATCCAGCAATTCAGCGCCGAGGTGAGTACGCGGAGCCCAGTGCTGTTTGTATTCGGTATGGATCGGGTTGAAGTACGTGCTGATAGCCTCGCGCTGTTCATCCGGATAACCGCCATTTACAGCAATACGAACAGATCCTTCTTGGAATGTCAGACGGTCAATCAAACAGTCAGACGGAGAAATCATGTAGTCAATACCACGGAACAAGATACCGCATTTGCAGTTCTTAGGAAGCGGATCGGCGATAATGGACTGATCTCCTGCTACGGCACCCAAACGTTTCCAGTTACGTCCACGATAAGATTCGGGAGCTTTAGATACGAAGAAGTCTTTGAAAATTTTATCGCATTCGTCGCAAACCATGTTAGTAACTACAACTGTTTTAAACTTGCGCTGACATCCACCGGGTGTACCATAATCTTCGATTGTCAGATACGGGAATGCCGCCTGTAATTCTGCTTTTGCACTACCACCACATTCATCATCCGGCAACGTGATTTCATAAGCTTCTTTCGAAATCTTACAAGAACCACATGCTTCCCAGCTAACAGTAGTAACAGTAGGATTGCTACACATATCTGCTGTTTTAGCAACGAACGTTACTGTGGCTGTCGGATTAGTTTCTACAAATGCATCGATATCAGCCTTCGTCAGTTTCTTGCTTACGGCCACAGTGTACATACCTACTCCGCCATCTTGGGATGCTGTTTTCTCGGCAGTGCTACTAACGGCATTCTTAATGCTTTCTACTACAGTAGACTGATCAACGCCATCATCCTCTAACGTTACGGCATAAATCAAACCGCCGTCTACCTTAGTATATCCTTCAGGACACTCTTCGCAGCCTTTCATTATAGAAGACAGCTTTTGAGTATAATCAGCAGGCCTACCACCTTCTTTCATCACCTGATATTTGGAAGTAGAAAGATGACGTCCAACTCTCTTGATATCCAAACCAGGATAAGCAGCCTTAAGCTGAGCCAGGGCATAAGCATCACCGGTATCACACATTTCCATACAATAGAAATTCATGTCGGTTTCCACCGGAGTTTTTTCCAACTCGTCACAAGAATGGATAGGATGGATTTCTACAAAATCACCTACCTTTCCACCACCTGCAATCGGCTGATTCTTGATACGTTCGATTGTTTTCAAGATAGCAGCCAAAATATCAACATCTTCGCAAGGATCACATTCTGAACACATATCCTCACGACCAGGACAGTTTTCGAAAATGATGTAATCATCGATATTCACCTCACCCATCGGATAACCACGAAGCTCGAACAAACGTCCTGTCAGCTTAATATGAATAGGGATACGATCGCCTTTTCTTGCTGTAATAGCAGTATTATCGTCAATTCCGTTATAACCGAAAATAACTTCATCTACTTTAATTTCTTTGCTCTTCGGAGCAGAAGCATACACTTCTATAATTTCATCAATAGCAAACGTAGGTGTAGAGAATGATTTATCATCAGATACACGGTCGTTCACCATCTCATTACGTCCAATTCTGATCTGGAAACGTTGTTCGTCCTTACGATATCCTTTCAAGTCTTTCAACGCTTTCAAACCATCTTTAGTCTGCTCACCATCCAAATCATAGATAGCGATCTGACCTTCTTGAAGCAACAAAGAATCTACGTCCGCCAACTTAGCGTGCGGAGGACAGATAATGTGTCTGTCATACGGTTTATGGATAGCCATAGCCTTATAATATTTTAAAAATTAATATTCTGTTATCTGTCTCAAAAATAGTGATAGTCATATAAGCAACAAAAAGCATTAGGAATTAATTAATTCTTAATGCTTTTTGATAGTCTTTAATTTAGGACACGCCTTTATTCTGCTATAAAGGAGATTGGACGTTGTTTGAGTCTATTTGATAACGTCCATATTCGCTTTCATTCAAAGCAAATTGCTTTTCAATCATGTTAAGGATAATACCGATTAATTTGTCATCTAATTCAGGATCTATATCAGTTGAATTAGAACCATCGGATTTAATATATCCTTCGATGTCAACTTCCTTAGGATAGCGGTAATACGTAAGGTAAACGGTGTCTACTTCAAAACCAGACTTGTACACCCTTACCGAATCTTCGCCTATAGTGTAGAACGTTTCCCTAAAATCAAAATCAGGTTTGTTAAAAAAGTCGGCAAGAAGCTCATGCGGATTTTCGTTCTTAGCCTCCCACATGGTAAAATCAGTGACCGTGCATTCACCTTTGGTAAATACGCCTGATATGTTTGAAAAAGAAAAGAAATCAGAAGGCAATGAAAACAAAGTGCTTTCCGGATTATCCTTGTCTCCTCTCTCGTCAAGTTCTTTTGAATACACAACCAGCTTTTGGATATAACGTATATCCTCTTCATTTTTCTTATCAAGGATATGACGAACAAGGCGGTTTTGTTCATCATTAAAAAGCTGAACAAAACGTGCCTTGTCAAGTTTTATACCACCGTTGGTCATGTTTTCTTCAGCCTTCTGTAATGCCCGGAGATAACAATCAACGATCTTCATAAATTATTATTTTTTGTCAGCGTATTGATCAACATCGAAATCTTTCTCATCTTCCTTTTTCTCCTTGTCAGACTTAGCTCCTTCTATTTTTTTATGCTTGTTCTTTAAAGCATTATACGCTTCAAGAACACGTGACTTGGTTTCTAACATAGACTTATTGGAAGCAAGAGCCATAGATGCAGAGATAGCGTCGGCGCCCAGGAGCTCGCCATTCAGATACAGTCCGTCGGTGTTGACAGTGACAGCCAGTCCCTCGATCATTTCCCTAATCATACGATGGAATTTGATCACCTGCATTCCCTCAGAAGATTCATCATCAGACAAGAACCTTGAGCTTGCTTCTTTATACATGTCAACGTTCGTATTCTTAGCATCAATCCAATTAGTGAATATGTATTGAACCATGCTCTGATCAAGCTCTACGCTATATATGATATCAAGATACAAAAGCAGATCGTAGATGCTTTTCCTTTCAGCCTCGGATCCTTTCAGTTTGTTCATGAACTCGTATAAAATATCAGCCTTGTCAATCTGACGTTGTTTCCTGATATCTACGGCCGTAGTCTTGTCTTCTACACAATAATAAGATTCAACGTACATCGGATTACCGTCTTCCTCTTTAGGAGTAAGAGACTTGGATAAAATAGCTATATACAGCTCAAATAAATCACGAACGTCATTAGTGTAGAACAAACGACCATCATACAAGTCAATTCTGTAAGAATCCCAGAAATCGAAGTTCTTTTGGTCCAGGTCCTCATTGACAGTTTCTTCAAACGGATACCGAATATTCTTAATACGCATATCCATTTCATTCTTCTTGTCTTCAAGTGAGTAACCTTTATAACATGCTGAATTGATGAAGAAACCGGTATCATACACCCTAAGATCCTTATCCCATCCACAACAAGATACTGTCTTGTTCCCAGGGAAAGGAGTCTTGGAAATACCTCTTTCCTGATATCCGGAAGGAGCTTCTTCATCCATCTTACCTGTTATAACATAAATAGAGTCGGAATATATCTTCATTCCTCCTACGGTAGCCAGCAGTTTCTTAGACTCATGGCTTTCTTCAAAAATCTTTTTTCCCATCTTTTATATATCCTATGAAAACAAAATTTGCGGCCGGTTTTAAAGCCGACCGCAAGTTAATATTAAAAGTTATGATCACAAAGAACTTGGTAACAATTCAATTGTTACGAACCGGCTGGTATCTTTTACCCAACAAGCCGATACAGAATGGCACCAGAATTGTTCTGACATACGAGGATGGCTGGATACAATTTCTTGAGCCGATACTCTGGATGACCATCTACCTTGTTCGTAACCCCACCACATAGAACCGATATCAGGCTTAACGTAGAATACGTTGCTGTTGATATTACCAATACGAGCTTCGGCTGAAGCAGGGATGCCGGCGAATGCATTGGAATATTCAGGAGCGGTCAAGTCTTCCATAATACATGAATATGATGTGATAGGAGTCATATCGTCTACCAACTGGCTTCTATCTACCATATCAACGTAATCCAAAGAAGGTTCGTGTTCTACAATAACCTTACCAATACCCGGAATAGTAACACCCTTGATCTTTACAGTTCCTAATTCAAGAGCATCGTTTGATCCTGTTACCGGATTATTGATAATACGTTCTGTACCCATAAGCGGAGCCAAGGCACCCAATTGAGAGAAGAACTCATCACGGAAGATTTCAACGATGTTCTTGTAAGCCATAGCACCTACCTTGAATTTCATTACACGATTTTCAATCGGCATATCGCTACGACCACGGAAAATATAGTCAGCAGCAGCCAGGAAGTGTTCGCGCTTGATACCGCCCGGACGTGCATATGAGATAACGAAACCACGGCGAAGTTGATGGTACAAACCTTCGTTTTTCATCAAAACACCATTATGACCCTTAACTCTACCTCCACGCATGAACATAAGTTCGTATGCTTCCATCTTAGCCAACTCAGCCAAACAGAACAAAGACACTGTATTGGCTACACGTGCCGTACGCATATCAATGCTTCCGTCACCAAGACGAGAACCGATAATGGCATAACTTGCATCACCTCCTCTGATTTCAGAAAGCTGACGAACTTTCTGGTAAGCCTTGTCGATGAAATTCTGTGTACGTTCATCCGCATAAGCCAAAGACTTAATACCTGCGTACATAGTCGTTTCACCTTCAACACCACGGTGTCCACCAAGCGTAAATTCACAAGTCATAGAACCGGCCTTAGAAGCACCTCCTACACCAGAGAACTGAGTAGAGAACTCACCAAGAACGTTTGTTACCTTCCAGTATTTAATACCGGCACGAAGCATGTCTTTCGGGAAGTATTTAGCACGAGAACGGCCCCACAGCTTACACCAGTATCTCCAGTTTTCACCTTCTTGTTTCGGAGGACGCTCTGTAGAGATAAGAGCCTGGCAACCATTAATCACATCGTAAGTAATAACATCTCCTTGTTTAAATTGTGCATTCAACACAATTTCGAAGAAGCTTTCATCAATACCGGGTTTTGCATATTTCAAAGACGTGTCTTCTACTGTAACCACCTCATACGTTTCTGATACCGGAAGATCATAACGGAATGAACCATTGATACCATTTACGGTAATAGTAGCATCCTGTTTAATCATACCCATATACATAGGCAGAGGATAGTTTGTAATGTTAGAAAACAACTCAAGCATACCCAGATGGTTCTTATCCGGATTTTCGTAGTACCAATCTTCTAAAGAGCTAAGATCGTGCTCTACGATACTTTGCTTAACGACTTTAGCGTCGGTATATCCAATCACCGTGTCACCATTCATGGTGGCCGGGAAATTTTTTGTTAAAAGTACATTAGCCATGAACGAAAAAATGTTTTAATTTTTAATCTATACTGATTTCATCGAACTTCACACCTTGAACTTGATCACCTTTATCATCTACCGGAGCTACCCTCTTGTCTTTATTTGTGTGGCTGATGAGCTTATAAATTTTCTTCTTCTCATCAACTACAGCTTGATTCGACTTCTGTTTTATGAACTCTCCTGGGTTCATAAGAAACATAATCAAATCTGGCGCTTCTTCCGGATTCATCATCATCTCCCTTACCCTATTAAATGCTTTGGTAATTCCGGGATTCGATTCAGAAGGTTTTAGGGCAAAATCAAGAGCTTTAGATACCATAGTGTCATTTAGCTGATACTTTGCCTGGATAGAAGACTTAAGGTCTTTCTTATACCTTCTAAAATCTTCTGCATCCTTCGCCTTCTTTTCGGCAGCCTCTTTAGTACGTTGCTGGATAATATCATCCATTCTCTTATCAAGCTCAGCCTTATACTTTATAGCCTTTGCTTCAACATACTCTTCTCCTTTATTGATAATGCCTTTGAAAAACTCATCAGCTTCATCTTTAGGCAACCCAAGAAGATCAACATAATGGCGAACGATCTTTATCTGATCTGCTTTGTTTTCAATGTCAAGCTTTTCTATCGGAGCGACATTCGTATCATATTGCTTAAGAATATCAACGATATTAGCGCCAGCCTTATCAGCCTGAATAAGCTTCTTGGTAATATCAGAAACAGAAGTAACATCTATCTTATCCTTAACAATATCCTCTTTCTGGCTTTCAAGGACTGTAGATAGTATGTCACACAACGAATCTTCTTTACTAAAATCAAGATCATTGATAGTAATCTCTTCGCCGTTTTCACCGCTAAATACCACATCTTTCAAATCGGGAATGATCCCTCTTGAAGAAAGGGCATCCAATACTTTTCTGTAATTGACAACCGGGGTCTCTACCGGATCCTGTTTAACGTCAACCACATTCTCTTCTCCTTTTTTATCCTCTTTAGGATCAGGAGTAGGATCGACAACCGGCTCTTCTTTAATTTGAGAACCTTCTTCTACAGGCTTCTCATCTTTTTTAGCCGGTTCATTACCATTAATAGGCAGAATATCTTCTTCCCTATTATAAACATCATCAACTGGACCGATACTAAAAATATCGTCCAATTCTACTATTCCATTTTTTTCTAATTTTCCCATACTGCAAAAATATTTAAATACCTATATTTCAGACAAAAAACTTATAAGTGTTTAATCTTCACTAAAAATTAAACATCCCCAAATTTTATTAGAGATTTTCTAATGAAATTTGGGGATGTTTAATCCTTAATTCTTATTGATTCCGGCTACATACCTTTTGGTGGCATCTTCCCTCGCTCGTTGAGCAAGCTCTTTGGATTTTAATTTTAACTCTTCCATTTTCATTCTCATTTCATCATCATGAAGTTTGGAATCGTTTTCAATTTTCTTATCCTCTATCCTTTCATTGCTTTCTATATCAGCTTGCCTTACGGTCTGATCTGAAACAGAAGCCAGGAAGTTGAGGGAGGTGGCGTCGCTCTTGGCGTCTGCTGCCCTGCCTGCCGCCTGAATCTTCTCTTGAAGTATCCTGTATTGACCTTTCTTGTCTTCCAAAGCAAGTTCATGCTGACGTTGCTTATCCTTCTCAGCAGCTTCAGCTTGTATCTGTTGCTGGTTAAGCTGCATCTGATTCTGTTGTTGCTGCTGCATCTGACGCTCGTTGTATGCGCGAGTATTCCTTGCATTCTGTATAAGTTCCACCATAGAATCTGATGTGAAGATAGATGCAAGATCGTAAATGTCTCCTCCGGCCGTATTTAGCTGCAACATGAAAGTTTTAAATTTCTCAAGCTCATCCCTTTTCTTGGAATTAGATAATGCCTGAACACCAAGATGCCTTAGACTAAGACCGTCGGTTCCTATAGATAAGAATGCTCTGGTAAGGTCACTTTTTGTGTACATTACAGAAATATCCTTTCCTTCTTCCTGACATTGTTGAGCAACAGCCAGATGAAGATCCAAAGCGCGTTTCTTGAAGTAACCGAAATTATCAAAGTATATCTGTGTTTGTAACATAGATGCTGTAACGCCTTGCTGGACCCCGGTGGCGGTCTCATACCTGTTGGGACCGTTAATTACTTGAGGTGTGATACCAACCATTTCAAAACACTTCATCCTCGACCATTCAGCAAGCTCCATTCTTGTTTTAAGCTGCTCTGTCTGGGATAAATCATAGACAGCAAACTGGTTGAAAGGAACACCGCCTTTCGTGTTTTGAGATGAGGTATCTAATGTCAGAGCACCTACAGACTTAGCTACATCAAGAAGATTAGCCCATATATCAGCCACATCTTCACCCAAATCCTTGTATTCACTTGGAACCAGATTTATATCCCCTAAGAAGAATTTACCGATCTCCTTTTCAAGAATATTATTTATCTGATTTATGGAGAAATTATAAAATATTTGATATGGCTGAATCCTGTTCGCCATAGAAGTACCGATATATCCTGCAACGGGTAGGACAAAGTCATAGATGTTGCTATCACCTTTTATCTGATGATCGATAGGTTCTCCATCCAGATACAGGTTGTCCTGAGCGAGAGCACCTCCACTGATTTTAACTCCGTACCTTACCTGTGGAACGTAATCTACAAAATAGGTATTAATCTCCGGGTTCTCCATGCCCTTACTCATGGTCCTGGTAATTTTCTTAATACCATTTTCCTGTAAAAAGTCTTGAAGAAGCTCGTCGGTTACCATTTCGGTAGTTACTAATCCGGTTTCAGTTTGGTAGGTAATTACATACACCTGAGCCGGGGATACCCAATATGATTCAGTAACCTGATACAAATCACTACGAACATGCTCGTCGCTCAAACTCTGGGCGCGGTTATAATAATTACCATGCTCTAAATTTGGCATGAATCTGGTTCTGTGATATTCATTGCCATTACTGTCGTATCCGGTATATGTGCCGGCTGAAATACCGTAATAATCCTCATAAGCTTTTATAGAAGCATAATCATTATATCCTTTCCAAGGTATTACCTTATTCTGATATAACATCCCTACACTCGCCGATTTGGATAAACTTACATAGCTCCCATTATCACCATTGTTATAAGTGCCATTGAAATTATCAGCACCTCCTATAAGCTTTTGCTTGTCTTTTGCCGTAAGAAGATGCCCCCACCTTACTATAATATCATTGGCAGTATAATAATGAACACGACCAATATAATCCCCATATTGAGGATACTTGCTATCTAATGTCTTAGAATAAAACGTATTCAACGGAGACCACCTCTCCGGCTTATAATAGTCGTATCCTACATGGTAATTTCTAAAGCAACGACCAGTAAGAAGATAGTCAATGAAATTCTCAGTATCTATCTCATCCATGTAAAAACGCCCCCTGTCTGCTTCAAGCGTATGAGAACCCCATATAACCTCGGCAGTCTTCCATTTTGTATTCATGAAGTTCTCTATCTCAGGAGGGGTCATAGATGCTTTCACCTCTTGTATCTGCTGAGCATAAGCCTGCTTTTCTTCTTCGCTGGCAAAATTATTATAATCCGGATCCAATCCTCTATTTAATAACTCTTGCCTAACCCTTCTGTCCAATTCCTCTCTAATGTAATTATAAAGAAGATTCTCCTTCGTGGCAGAATACTGATTCACTTCAGATTCGTCCAATCCAACTACATTATACTTGTCAGAAAGATTTCCCAACCATCCTACAAAAGCGTTTACGATCGTACCTATTATATCATAATGACGTAAGAATGATGGAATATTTACATTGTCCCTTATAGACTGAACATCCTTAAGATAAGGAATTACGTCTTTCAGCTCCATAAATGACAGCTTGCCTTCCATCATCCTATAAAAATCCTTGAACTTTTGGTTCTCATCAAGCTGCTTCAAACCAATCAATTCAAGAGAATCCATAGTGGCTTTAAACCACTCCTTGGTTTTTCTCTTGGTAGGTATAGCCTGTACCGGCAACCCTGAAAATACTCCTCTGGCCGGAAAAGCCTGATCTCTATTGAAATATTCCATCCTATTATCCTATTTTTCACAAAGATAAGGAATTTGTTCTCGTCACCTCATTTTATACGGGTTATGTCTTCTTACCGTAAATCCTTTAACCTGTTCCATCTTCTTACGTTCCCTCTTCTTTTGATTCTCCTTCTGAGTCGTACTTTCAGGCATGTAACCCATATCATCATAATACTTAGCCAGAAGAAGAGCGTGGCCGAAGGCTATGATACGGTCGGTGTTGACCCCAGGGCCGAAGGCTATGATCTCATCAAGAAGTTCTATATCAGGGATACGGTAAATACCTTTCTGTGTTATTTCATTACCATCATCATCATACCCGACAACAACATCCTCCCAACAATATTGAATAACGGTATTGAAAAGCATGCGCTGATTGGGAACCGTAGGAGCCAAACCGAGCTTGTTGTTCTGACGGGCGCCAGCACGGATAATCTTACCGGCAAGACGTTCACCGTCTTCCAGTAACATGAGCTGCTTATTTCGTCTCGTAAGATACAGTTCATACATTCGATCGGCATTCTCCATAAGACACTTAGCCCCATACGCTTCTTGAAGTATTTCACAATTCCTACAAAAATCATCGGAAGATGGAGGACGTGATGCGTATGATGCTACTATGCAATAAGCAAATGGATCGTTGATTTTTACATACCTTTTAAGTACATAAAACGTACCAACAGAATCAGTATCAGCCTTGTCTGATTTATAGGGGTCGCAATTATGGGTAGTTATGTGATGACATAAATAGGTATGCGTATCACAATCAAAATTATACACAGGACCAGAATACAATTCCTTCTCTATACTTTTAATCCTTATATAAATATAATTACCATCACTACTTATAAAACACCCCTTTTTCTTAGCCTTGATTATTTTATCTGAAATAATAATACCATCAAGCTTAACACTGCTTATACCAAATGATAGTAATTTTAATATACCATTTGTACCAAAAGATAAATAATATAAACAATTACTTTTCTTAAAATGACCTTGAATAACATCAGATCTATCGTTTTTATTAATTTTTATATTAGAAACTATTCCTATTGAAAACAAAATATCTTGTACACTCTCTAATAATTTTAAATTACAGCTTGTATATTCAATAGTATATAATTTCTTACCATTAACGGCATAACAACAACCATCCGTATCAAGATATCCACACAAAAAAGAAACCTTATACTCATGAGGTATATACTTAACCCATTCTGGTATAAATTTTCCATTGGCATATTTACCAAATGTGGAGTCCATCCATATTGCAAACTCCTTTACACTGCAAAATATCTCGCAACTATTATCCCTGAATCTTTTATTAGTATATTTACCAAAACATGATTTACATATATCATCTATTTTCTTTATAAACTTATCATTGTTTTTATGTGTACTTGTATATATGCCTACATGATGTTTGTCTATCCTTGAATACCCATTACCTATCCAAGCTCCTATTAAATACCATAAATCATCAGACATTACATAAGGGAATAATTCTTTACAAGGATATATCTCCTTTCTGTAAATATTTGGATATTTAATCCACATTCCACTCTTTACATCAGATACTTTAACAAAATCAAAGCTAAATAAATCTTCACATATTATTTTACCATTTTTAAGTTTATTGTCACTAACATACAATGGATGCTCTTTCGTAAAACGTGTTATTGAAACTCCATTATACATTTTAACATCATACACATCTTCATCTATTTTATTATATAACAGTCTTTTGTTAATAAAAACATATTCTCCATCTTTATTTACAAGCTTATCTTCATATTTTACATCTTCAACGTATTTCCACCCTTTATCTGTTAATACTCTCTCACCTGGAAGTAAACATCCACTCACGTATGTGAAATCAAAAATACCTCCATCTTCAGGCGGATTTTCGTATATAACAATAGGAGCATCTATATTTCCACCTTGGAACGGATAATCAGCGAGCTGTTTATCACTAAAATGATAGCCCATTTTCATTCCATCAGTCTGATATATGTCTACTGTTTTCCCTGGTCTTCCTTCTTCAAGAAGACGGCTTTTGTGCTTCAAAGCATCTTCTACAGGAAACCTATTTACATTCGTATTAAGAAAACAATCATCTATAGACAAAGGAAATGCCATTCGTTCCTGAACGTATAAAGCTCTATCCTTTTTGACAAGTTCATCAAGACGAGATTTTATCTTCTTAGTATTATCATCAAATTTTGATACCTGAATATCTATTTTCTTAAGACCTGTAGCTTTCTCTATTCCAAGGTACTTATCTAAGGTTGTTGTTTCCTTATCATAAGCATGAGACATCTGAGCAGGAACAAAACAACCGGATTGACTAATACGCCAAGTTGGTTTTAAACAACGTTTATTAAGCAGATCATAATTCATGACAATAAACCCGTATTCAGCAGGGTTATTCATCACTTTTTGAGCATCTTGAGACTTTTCAACGTTGCCGCCCGTACCGGAGCATATCATCATCCCCCTCATTCTACCGTGCATCATATGGGCAGGACGACCTTGTAAGTATGCTGCTAAAAATGGAAATTTACCTACCTCATCATAAATAGATGTATATGGTGTTCCAGATGCGGTCTTAAGAGAGGCACCGGCTTTACCGCTATCAATATTGGTAATACGAATACGAGCGTGAACGTCACGAATATTGTTCACCGTCTTAGTACCCATAATAACCTCTTTAAACCAATCATTACCTGTTCTATTTATTCTTAGATAAGGATGTATATTATCAAGACCAAACTCAAGATACTCACCAAGACTCATAAGGTCCTCCTTACTTGACCCAATAACATTATGCGTCAAATTGTACGTCATTGTAGCATTACGAGCCAAAAACGAGCTCATTATGGCCGTATTATGAGTAACGATGTAATTGGTGGTCAAAAATAAATGAGAGTCATTATCAACGGTTATACAAGTGGCATGCTCCTTTCCGTATATCGATATGGATCTTATTTTTAATTCCTTACGATTCCTTGATAGTATAAGTTTGTTCCCCTCCAATTTAGCATACCAACCTGAAGCCCAAAACATACGTTGTACAAAATTTATGACATCCATATCAATATGAGACAACGTAAGCTCTTCTTCTCCGGTTACTACGTTTCTGAAAGAACGAATGAAGTTTTCTATAAAATCTTTCTTTTGATCTATGGACGATCTTAGAAATTTCTTACAAATGTATTTATCGAAAAACATATCCCCACCATAGCCACCGAGATAAGCCGCCAGCATCGAGGCGTAGGCCGACGGCGGAACCGGCAGCTTTGCCGTAGGGTAGTTCAGGGCCTCACCTACCGGAATAGACATACTCTTATAATCTAATCCGGCTATGGCTCTAAGACTCCTAACATGCCATTTTCCGCCATGATTGACACGCCATTGGTGATTTCCGCAACAAATAACGTTACGACCGTCTTCGAACACAACTCTGTAGGTGGTTACTTTCCCTTGAGGGTAGACACCTACAACCTCTACCAAATTCCCTTTATCGTCATATATCTTATCCCCTACAACAATATTTCCTATCATCTTTTCCCGGTCCTCAAGATAAAGTATCTCAGAATCAAGAAGGGCTTTCCCAAAACGACGGCACCCGAACATGAATATTCCTTTATTCTCTTCTTCAGCCTGCTTTAGAAATTCGGCAAACATCCATTCATTATCACGAAGCTGTGAATTTCCTGGAATACGATCTTCTCCTACGTCAATCATCATCTTCCAGAAATTGATATGCCAGTATAGCCAAGGATGGATAAACACCCCATTTATGGTAACACCGTTAAGGAGTTTCATAGCCTCATTCTCCCAGAATTGCTTGACATCATCATCTTGCTCTTCATAAGAATAAAGGTCATTCCATAACGGAATATCGTTACCCATATTTATATAAAGTTCTTTACTGTTAAGATTCATGACAAAACTACTTATCGAGCTTGTTCTTAGCTTCATTCTTGACAAAAGACTGAATACCTGATACTGTTTGTCCTCCTTTTAGGCTTTTCTTGTTTTTGGCAGCCTCAAGCTGATTATAGACATCCATTATCCCACACATCTTAATATAAGATTCAGTCCATTGCATTAAGCTATCAGACAAGCTCTTTTGAAACCTAAATTCTTTCTCCCTCTTATCGGAATCTTCTATTTTATCCCAAGGGTTTTCAGATAGATAACGTTCAGCCTTATCTATCTGATCCCTTAATACAAGAAGTTTCCGATCTACGTAAGAGATATCATCGTTAGTCGGCTTTCTTACCTTCATTATTAACTATTTTTAAAAAAGCCTCATACTGAGACTTAAGCATATTAAACCTGTCTTCAAGAGAAGATGGATCAACACGATACTTACACATGTTTTTTATTCCTTCCTCAACAGATTCGTCCTTGAACGCAACAGAATCAGTATTGTTATCAACGTACATAATAAAATCTGATTCTCCGTCGTTTACTATCCTATCAAGAACCTTCTTACTGTCATCATCTATATTAAGATCATGACCGGCGTTAATAGACAACCTGTAGACGGTCTTGACAGAAGAAGATACTTTCATTATCTCTTGTTGATACAAGTTGGTCATAAACGACTTTTCTTCCAAATCAATAAAGTCTTCCAACTCTATATCATTTTCCTCTTCCTTCTTCCTAATAATATCCTTAGTTAGCTCTTCCATATCCTCTCCCACCTTATCCTGCTCAGACAGTAGATGGTTGTAATAAGAAATAAGATGCTTTATATCTGAATCAAAATCAATCTTCTTCATCATCAATAACCTTTTTATCGTAAATAATAACGTCCATCAACTCCATTGATAAATTATAATCAGCCACTTCAAAAAGCTCGCTATCTGTCAACGTTCTTAAAAAAGAAACGGACAATCCTCTTTTCTTGGCAAAAGATCTAAGTGCGGCATAGAGAATATCTCCGGCAGAATAATCAGGTAGATCGTCACAAGATGCCTGCAACATAGAAAATAAGGACTTCCTTTTATCCTCGCATTGTAAATGCCTTGCTTTACCACATCCTCCCATGATACTTAACTTTTTTGAATTATAATACCTTCAAAATTAAACGGAATCTTTTCCTCTTTTTGAGACCCATCTTTTTGATAGTGAACAGTCATGTGCTTTACGAATCTTCCTATTCCAAATCCTGCTGTATGTATCTCTATATTGAACTTGAAGTGACGGGAGTCAATGATATTCAAATTAGAGGACGTACAGCCACAAGATGTCTCTGATGCTGTTATCTTCATATCATGCTTCGACTCAAGAACGAATGAAAACTTTATACTGTTTCCTTTTTCTACCGGTTCGAAAATGATTTCAAATGATTTACCGTCTTTAGACAGGTCAATATTATATTGCTTGTCATCTGTAGAAATAACATTAAACTCATCAGAATCCATTGTAATAAGCTCTAATCTGTTCCATCTTGACTTCTCATCATAAAAATCAGTAGAATACTGCCGATCCATCCACGAAGGACGGGGAAGCCCCTCACCAAGCGCACACTCCTCTGTCTTGCTCCAGGCCTTCTGCTTGATGAAGCACGTACATACCGAGCAACGATTTTTGCCTATTTTCTTGCTTACGTACAAAGAAAGAGGCAACATAGAGTTTGGAACGTTCTTGGTATTGAATTTACATCCCTCACACTTTTCAAGACGTTCTTTGTACCAATCAGGATAATCTTCTTTTTTTTTTGGAAGTTTTTTTAATATCGTATCCATAAAAGCATCGTATATAACTTCCGCTTGCAAAATCTTTTTCATTTCCTATCTATTAAATTCTTGATCTTGAATATTTTGTATTTCACTAAAACTATGACCCTTACGAGATTTAAAGATAGATAATTTGTTGTGTTTTATCAACATATCCCCACCCTTTATCTCACCTGAATCATAAGCATCCTTTATCATCCTTATCTTAATATCAAGGCACTGAAGTTCTTTTTCCTGATACTTAGATAATTTTTCTACCTTGGATTTAAGACGCTCAAGATTGTGTTTGCGCCTCTCCATCTCATGAAGGTTACAAACCATATCACCTACATACGGGAACGATACAGACACGTTATCTGTGTACGTACATAAGTTATTGGCATAAGAAATACTGGCTCTGAAAACGTCACGTATTTGGTTTCGGTCGTAAACGCCCCCGGTCTTATCCATCACATCATCTATAATATGTGACTCAAATGATATAGGGAAATTATTCTTCACCATCGGCTTCAAAAGTTTTCTTTCTGTAAAATAAAGAAACCAACGCACATTGATCTCTTGAACCCTCCAATACAAAAAGACGGCGCATGTTCTCTATATCCGGACATAAACACCTTGTCCTGTAATTCCCTTCACGGTCAATCAAAATACCACGTTTCTTCATCTCCGTATCCAAAACCGATACATATTGAAGATCGGTACTGAAACAATGAGAAAACTTCTTCTTCGTCTCATACGAGTATCCAAACACAAAATAATAGACAAGAAGATTTAAGTGCCTCGCATCTATGACATTCTTCTCATTGCCGGAAGCCATTAGGTATCCGTTATAAAACAAAAGTATCTTCTTGGCCATATCCACCGTATTGGAATAAGGTACTAAAAGCCTATAAGCCCTATTACTAACATCTTTATTATCACTTTCTTTCATGAGATTATCGTTTTGATACAAAGATAAGAATTAAGGATTTATAAATTTAAAATTAACGTATTTTATATATATAATAAGGTTAATCGTTCCACATGAAAAGCTGTCCCTGCTGCCGGGGCTGTCGGTGCGGTGACACGGGCCTGCCCTGAGCCTGCCGCCTGTCCAGCTTATCTCATGGAATCAGTTTGTAATAACATTTTGTATTTTACTATCCATTTTGTTATCATATGTTGATAAATCGAACATATGATAACAAAATGGAATATTTATTATAAATCCATATGTAGTGTAATGATTATATAGAGAAGGGAATACGAATGCGGGAACCGCATGAGTGTTCCCGAAAGTAAATAGATTAAATCCATTTAAGTTATTATATAGTTGAAAATTTATTTTCTGCTATATACATACGAAGTATGTTATATATCCAAATTGCCACTTGCTGAAAATGAGGCTATTACCAACAGCCTTGTGTGTTAAATAATGTCAACAATAATAAAAGCTCCTATCTATCTCAGACCGGAGCTTTAAATTAATATACATGTATCATACATCATATATTCTTTTCTGCTATATTTGCAGAAAAACAAATAATCAATATGGACAAAGATATTGACATAATTTCAATTACAATTAATGGTGAATCAAATTTTTCGCTTTTAAGGAGAAATTTCTCGCTTACACCTTCTGAGGCTCGTCAGGTATCGGAAGGGAAGATGGCTATCAGGCAGTCTAAAAACTCATTGATTTTTCCTGGTATTCCTAAATATGCCAGAGATGAGTGGCATAAAGATAGAATTAAAAAGTTTGAAGAGACTGGTGTATGGGAGGCTCCTTCCAATATGTATTGGATGTTCAAGATGCAAACAGTAGCGTATATTTTAGCCAATACAAACCCGTTTTCAAGCATTCAAGTAGATTATGATAAGTTAGCGTCTGGTATTGTTTATTTTTTCAGAGTGACATATTTTGGTATTACAACTACTCGCATAGAGGATCTTAATTATATAACAAATGTTGTCATAAGTGAGATAAGAGAAGTAAAAAGAATAGGGTACGCAAGATATCTCAAGAATGCCAGAGAGAAATATCGAGATATGTTTGTTAGTAAAACCAGGTTTCGTTGTGTTAAAAAAGTAAGGGGAGAGAGAAGATGTGATACGGCAAGAAAGGAGAGGACGAAATCGAAGGTATGTGCTGTAGCTGAATTTATTCTTCAAAACCTAAAGAAGAGAAAGGGGGTGAGGAAGTTTATGACTAAAGATGGAAGATTTAAAATAAATCTACTTATTAAAATTAAGGATTTGATACTTAGTAAATTTGGAGATGATTTGAAGTTCAGAAGAATAAGAGATTATATAAGAGAAGCATTATTATTCCTTAATATAAAAAAGGAACAAATATTAGAAGAATGTGCTATATATGATATGGAGGAGGATTATGACGAGTTCTTTGTTCGAAAACTTATTCGAAAATATAGGCAATGGTCTTATTCTGTATTGGGGCATGTTGTTAATATGGTAATGCCTAAAAATAAAGATGATATGATTATTGAAATGATATGTTAGAATAGAATATTAGAATTTGTTACAAAGCCACTTATCTAATTTATTATTTCTTTTTAATTCTAATTAATTCATTTTATGTTTTATGTTTTATCTTATTTTCATACTTTTGTTTTATAGAACAAAATCAGAAAAAATATGGCTATAAGTTACAACAAAAAACTAATGGAATGCGTTCTTCGTTCAGTTATGTCTGAAGGTAATGTCGCTCAAGGAAAGGCTATTAAGTCTATTTGTAAGTCACCTAAACCGCTTTTTATAACAGGTAGGGCCGGATCTGGGAAGACATTCTTCCTTAAACGTATTATACCGGCATTAAAAAATGCGGTTGTTGTCGCTCCTACCGGTATTGCTGCTGTTAATGCAGGCGGCCAAACCATTCATTCTTTTTTCAGAATCGGTATGCAACCTTACATTCCAGAGATAAGGAATGGCAAGTTTATGGACAATTGTGAAAACAAGTTCAGAGGAGAATCCGAAAAGATTTTACAGAATATAAAATATCTTATCATAGACGAGATTTCTATGGTTCGACCTGATCTTCTTGACAACGTAGCTGACATTCTTCGTCGTGCAAGAGGCGACAAGGATCCGTTTGGAGGCGTGAAACTTATTATGGTAGGAGACTTATTTCAGTTACCACCTGTAATCAAAGAAGATTTCTTTAGAGAAATATACGATACATCTTATTTCTTCAGCTCTAAGTCCCTTATGGCTTCTGGTATGGAAATGGTATCTTTTGAAAAAATATATCGTCAGAAAGATGAGAAATTTATCAGCATCCTTAATAAGGTTCGTGATGGTCAGATGGACGATGATGTGTTTAGTACGTTAAATAGCAGATGTATTCAGCCTGAAAATAGTGCCGGGTATGTTGAAATCGTTACGACCAATGCTAAGGCTACAGCTATTAATGAAATGAGAATAAATTCTGTTCCTGGATCATTAAGAAAGTTCGAAGCTATTATAAAAGGTGATTATCCTAAAGAAGCTCCTGTTGAAAAGACGCTTCTTATAAAAGAAGGTTCCAGGGTTATGATCACTAGAAACGGAGGAGAGTATGTCAATGGTTCTCTTGGCGTTGTGTCTTCTATTAAGAATGGAGAGATTGAAGTCGTTCTTGATCGTCCTAAAGATGAAGAACATACCAAGGTTATTATTACTCCATGTTCGTTTGATAAAGTAAAATACGTCAGAAACGGGTATAAAGTGGAGTCTGAGGTAATTGGATCTATTACTCAGTATCCGATAAAAATCGGTTACTCCATAACTATCCATAAATGCCAGGGCCTAACTTTAGATGCGGCGATGATGGACGTATCCAACTCTTTCGAAACAGGTCAGTTATATACAGCTCTTTCAAGAGTAAAATCGCTTGAAGGAATGTATCTTCGTCAACCTATTCCTAAGACAATAAAAACAAGCGATCCGGTGGTAAACGACTTCTACAAGAAAACACTTTCAAACGATGGAATTGTTGATCCTATTTCAATGGAAGAACTTGAGAAGTCAATGATCAATTTGTCAACCGGATCTGAAATAGATTTTGAAGAGTTTAATTTATAAAAAAATACAGTTATGAAATTTGGGGAAGCTTTAGAGGCAGTAAAAGAAGGTAAGTTAATTGCACGTTCAGGATGGAACGGTAAGGGAATGTTTGTCTTTCAGCGCCCGGAAGATTGGTTGTCTACTGATACGATAGTTAATAGAGTAAAGTCATTACCGGATTCGTTTAAAAAGTACGTAAAAGATTATTATGACATAGATGAAACCAACATGATTAAATTCTGTTCTTATCTGTGCATGAAAGATGCTAACGATAATATTGTAAATGGATGGTTAGCTTCGCAATCAGATATGTTGGCTGATGACTGGATGGTAGTTGGTTAAAAAAAATATAAACATGTCAAGAGTAGATAAAATATTTCAAGACAATTTGGCTCTTATAATGAGCCAGCCGTGGGAAGAGGTAAAGCGACCGGTCTACGGTGACGGGACAGGCGTAAAGGTGAAGCGTATCCTGCAAGTATGCAACCAGTACGATCTTCGTCGGGAATTTCCTCTTGGTTCGATTAGACCTACTAATCTAAAAAATGCCATAAGGGAAATTTTATGGATTTTTCAAAAAAGATCGGTAGATATTAAAGATCTTGGTCTTCATATATGGGATCAGTGGGCTGATGATAATGGAAAGATCGAAGGATGTTATGGAGATATGGTGAACAGACATGTTTATATGGGAACCGGAAAAGCTCCAGAGGGTATGATAGACATCCATGATGGTCTTTACGGTTTTCTTAACCAAACAGACTTCATTCTTTGGTCACTCAAGAATGATCGTTCGTCAAGAAGAATAGTAGCATCCATGTTCGATCCTGAAACCAATGGACTAAAACCTCTTCAAGAATGTGCGTTCCAGATTAATTTATCTGTTAAAGGAGATGAGTTATATATGACTCTTTATCAACGTAGCCAGGATGCTATTGTTGCCGGCCTATGGAATGTAGCTCAATATGCTGCACTTATGATGATGTTCGCTCACGACGCAGGCCTGAAGCCAGCTATTTTTACGCACTTCATTCAAGATATGCACGTATATGACCGGCACGAAGAGCAGGCAAACGAGCTCCTCCGTCGATCTCTCTTCGGCCCGGTTCCGCAGGTTACTATCTCGTCTCGTATGGAAGGGAAAGGATTTTATGATTTCGTAGCTGATGATTTTGAGGTATGGAATTATGAACCGAAGGAGCAAATAAAATTTGAGGTTGCAAAATGAAAATAAGCATAGATAGAAGGGCTAAGATGGTTCCTATCATGGAAATAAATGCCGGTGATGAAGTCAACGTAGGAGGCTTTGATTATGTTGTTGAAAGCATAACCCCATGTAGGAAAGGATCTTATTCAGATGCGTATGGAATTAGGTTGGTCATGTCTTCTTACAAACATGGCCAACTTGTAAGAAAAGTAGATAGTGTTTTTTCTATCGATTCTATTTTAGTATTTCTCCCTAAAGGAGATTCTGTTGTAGTAGAGTGCTCTTATAGAGAACTTGAAGAATGTTTCCCTAAAATATAGTACAATGACAGGCGAAGAAAAATGTAACCGATGCGAGCAGTTTGGACCGAATGGTCTCACTGATTATCCATGCAAAAGGATTCCATCAAGGAACTGTCCTTGGTTTATAAAAATATCGGATAAGAAATACAAAAAGATTCTTGCCGATAGGATGAAAAGAATTAATGAGAATGAGAAACTTAAGCAGGAAATGATGAAAGATCAGGATCTTGTTGAAGAAGTAAAACAAAACACGAAAAGATTAATGCAATGAAAAAGAAAAATATAAAACCAGAAGAAGTGGAAGTCGTTATTCCTAAAGAAGTAGAAGCTATTAACATATGTGGAGATATCAATAGTTTTATAAAACATATTATATATGTCAGCTTGGATAAGGTAAGTAGTGATAGGGCATTTGTCAATAACGATATTCTGTATATGGTTACATACGCATCTATAAAAGGTGAAAATATACCTGTTGGGGTATTAGCAAAACAAAAAGAAGCTGAAACAGAAGATATCGCTATGCCGTTTGAGGATATTGGAAGGGACGTAAATGTCGTGTATCCTATTGAAATAGGAAAGATGTTTAAAGGTTTTTACATTCTTAGTAACGGTGCTGTGGCTATCGATTACGAACTTACAGATAATGGAGGCTTTGAAAATGACGATAGTATTGGTAAAATCGACATGAATCTAAATTGATACATTATGGTATTATATATAGCAGCAGACCCAGGAAAAGATGGAGCCATAGCCTGCATCGATCAGGACAGTAAACTAATATCAAGAATCTCCACTCCGAGAATATCAGCTTCAGGACCGGTAGACTTGACTAAAGAATATGTTTTTTGCCGGGATACGATCGTAGAAAACAATCCTGATAGGGTAGTGTTCGTCATAGAGGACGTCCACGCCCTATACGGGGTCAGCACGTCCTCAACAGCCTCCCTCATGGAGAACAAAGGTCAACTGCATGGGCTGTTCCTCTCCCTCTGCATGGCATTTCCGGACATAAGTTGCTCCGTTAATTTCATAGCCCCTAAAACATGGCAGAAATTAGTTTGGACGCATTCTGATAAGGTTATGGAAGCCAGTAAGGTAAATACTAAGAAAACGTCATTAGCTTGCGCTAAAAGGCTTTGGCCAAACGATACGTTTGTTAAAAATGAAAGATGTAAGACCGCTCATGACGGTATAGTTGACGCAATGCTGATAGCAGAAGCAGCAAGAAGAACCATTTAATCTATTTTAAATCATTTTAAATCTAATTAATTCGTAATTAGATTTTAAAATAATACATTTGCAGTGTTAGATAATCATAATCGTAAGTTTTAAAAAAATGAAAGTAAGAGTTCCTGGCATACTAATGAATGAGAAACTTTCAAACATTTCAAAGATGTTTGATAAGGTTCTAAAGGATTGTGTCACATCGAATATAAAAATTACTTTATATTTTGATCATATCCGGATACAAGCCATGAACGAACGTATAACATATACGGATGATATTTTCGATGTGAATACTGATATTTCTTGTGACCATAAGTTTTCTCTTTTAGTAGATGCCGGGACTCTTATTTCATTTTTTAAAAATCATAACCAGGATATAGAGATAGAGATTAAAAATGATTACAGTATCGTTTTTAAATACGATAGAGGATCTTTTTCTTCTACTTGGATTGAGGATAAGGCTTTCCCTGATTTCTTTTATCCTGTAGGTGACGGTATTCGTGTTATGAGTTCGTCTTTCATTCAGTCTATGAAAAGATCTTTTGCGTTTGTTGGATCGGATGAATTTAGACCAGCTATATGCTCGATTCTTCTTAATGTGAAGAAGGACTATATTGACATTGTTTCTACTGATATGTTCCGTCTGTTTATAAACAGGAAAGAGTATGCTAATGCATCAGAAGAAAGGTCGATTATGCTAAGCGAGGTTGCGGCTTCTATCTTGTACCGCTTTCTATCTGATAAAGATACGGAGATCAGTATTTCTACAGATGGAGTTAGGACGTTCTTATGCTTTGATAATGTAATTATATCGGATATGAACGTAGAACAACAGTATCCTAACTACGAATACGTATGTAGCAAATTCGAAAAATCGTCGAGAGTTAAGTTTGACCGGGATTTACTTATATCGGTTCTTAATTCCATGACTTTAGTGGATAATGTTGTCAATGTTAAGGTAGATGAAGAAAACGGCATAACAGTAATGTCTGAGGATTTTGGAAATAGAAAAAAGATAATGGAATCAATGCCTTTGAATGCGCTCGAAGGTCCGTGTTTTAATTTTTCTATCGGTAAGGAAAATATACTGTCTTCCGTAAAATCACTTATAAAAGGAGATACTGTCATGGATTGGTCTGATCAGTATAAGATGATAAAGATGTTCAATCCTAAATACGAATCAACATACGTCTTAAATCAAACATTGTATAATCTATAAAAAAAATAATAATATGGCTTTTAGAGAAAACAGAGGTTTTGGTACAACTTATTATCTGTATATTAATTCAGATGGTAACTTGTATGAAAAAAGTAACGAACCAAAAGAAGGTTTTGTTCAGCACATAAATCCTAATAGCGGTCAGCCGGCAGGATATTGGAAAGAGTATTATAATGGAGTAGTTGGGTACATTAACTACATCGGGTTAAAGTCAAGCACTTTCTCTAATGGAAATACTGTTACTAATTTCCTTATCGTATTAAAAGATTACGAGCTTAATGAAAACTATTGTATTTCCATACCTCTCGTTAATCAAAAAGGAAATATCAAGGGCTTTGTTAAGAGCTTCGTAAAATACTACGAAAACATCGATTTCAGTCGTGAAATTTATTTCAATGTCTTTAAGAAGAAGAAAGATGATGAGTTTGGATCTTCGGAACTTATTATCGCATATGCCGGAGTAGACGGAGAAAGAGATCAGCTTGTTGAACGTTTTTATAAAAAAGGCGTAAATGGTTGGCCTGACCCTGTTGAGGTTACGGGATTTGATGGCAAGAAAAGCCTCGATTATTCAGCTCAAAACAACTTTACTTATCAGAAGATTACTGAATATTCAAACAGGTTCAATGCTTCTATTAAAGATATCAGAGCAGGTATAATGGCTAAATTAGGTTTAGGAGGAAATACTCAGCAAGAGCCTACAGCCCCTCAGACTTATACCCAGCAGCCGGCAGCGCCTCAACAGGTTCAACAACCCAAGTCTGTTCCGAGTGCTATTCCGTATCAGAATTACCAACAGCCTGCTCAACAGCCTGCTCAGTATCAGGCCCCGGCTCAGCCTGCTGCACCTGCCCAGGCGCCTACTACAAGGAGCACCAAGCCTCAGCATCAGACGCAGCCACAGCCGCAAGCACAGATGCCGAACTTCCCTCCTATGGAAGAAGATGACCTTCCATTTTAATATAAACATCAGCCCAGGAGAATAACATCTCTTGGGCTTTTAAAGATTGTGTAGAATGATGGTAGAAATAGTTACAAGATTTCCCCTTATTAAACTTCGTAGGAAAGTGACAGAAGAAAGGATTATGGCGAAGCATGGGGATAAATTATGTATGATCTACTCAGAAACCAGAGAAAAATATAAGCAAGGAGATGAGTGGGTCGATGATCCTAATGATGCAGACATAAGTACTTTTCGTGAGTGCTATGAATCAACAAAGGACATAAAAAAAGAAGGTATTGTTTATTGTACTATAAAAATATAATTATGGACAAGTTAGAAGATATTGAAAGACTTCTTTCTGAAAAAGAAGATAGCAAGAAGGATACTGTTTCTGAAAAGAACAACAAACATAAAAAAGAAGATAAGGTCGTTAATAAAATACCTGAATCGTATTTGACTCCAGGTTATCAGAAGACTGTGCAGGTAGGTATTAAGAAGCTGTATCCTGATGTAGTGGTACCTGAATACAAACATGATGGAGATGCATGTTGTGATATTCGTGCATATAGAGTGGTGAAGATGGTGAATGACATGGGAGTGGAAATAGATGTTCCTTCCGATTTTGAATCAATTACCTTATATCAAGGTTATTCTGTTAGAATCGGAACAGGATTCAAATTGAATATCCCAGAAGGATGGTGCGTGAATGTAGAAGGAAGATCAGGATTCTCTTTTGACGAGGGAGTGGTAGTTACTAACGCGCCCGGTAAATGCGAATTTACTTACAAAGGAGAGTATATGGTCAATCTTACTAAAGTCAATAAAAAACCGACCGTAATCCATAAAAACGATCGAATAGCTCAGATGGAAATCGTTCCACAATACAAAATGGTATTGGAAGAAGTGACAGATATTGAGGTAGAAGACGGAAATGAACGTGGAGAAAAAGGTCTTGGTAGTTCTGGAGTTAAGTAATATTTAAATATTTTGAAAATGAGCATGTTAGGTTTTACATTCATCACAGACAGTAAGCTTTCAATGTACAGGGAGAAAGCTATTAAATCCGAAAATCTTGCAAAAGAAATTGAGGAAATACAGGATAAGGCTGATTTTTACAAGGAAAGGCTTTCCGAACTTAAGTCAGATATCGCTTCAAAGGATAAAGAGATTTTATCTATTGGCAAAGATCTTTCTGAGTCTAAGGAAAAGATTGACGCCTTGAAGGAAAATCAGAAAAAGCTGATAAAAAGCGTCAAGAAGAAAACGGAAGAACTTGATGCGGCCAAGGCTGATCTTGACAAAGCTAAGTCCGATCTTGATGAGGCTAATTACAAAATCAGAAACTTGGAAGAGAAGAAAAACAGTATCTCATCTGACTTAAAAAAGAAATCAAATGAATTGATTGAGGCCAGGATCAGAATCGGAGATTTGGAAAATGAGGTTTCGATTGGAGCTAAAACAATACAGGAGTTGGAATCGAAACTGAAATTAATGCAAGTAGAATTAAGAGGATACCAAATAGGTATAATCGGTAAAGACAAAAATGATGTCGCCGAGCCGGAATTGGATAAAGATGAGGAGTCAGATAAGGATGTGGCAGAATCGGAGAAATTTGATGAAAATAAAGAAGTGAAATACAATACGCTTCTTGATACAGATGTGATTCAGGAAGAAGCCGGTGATATAGTGGAGTCCGAAAACGAAGCTGAACAAGTAAAAGACACTAAAAAGAAGAAGAAAAAAAAGAAGTGAGTTATTTTAATCTTTTTATGTTTTAAAGTTTGCCATATTTTAGGTTAGTACTTAACTTTGCGTTGAGAGAGAGTTTTTTAATAAAGTGAGTATCTAAAATTAAGTCCTATGAGTAGGTATCTGAAAAGATACCTACCTGTTCTATAATTAATCAATAAAATGAGTAGATTAGTAGAAATTAAAGGATATGATGGAGATTATTTTATTTCTGATTGCGGAGATGTTTTTTCTTTTAAATCAGGAAAGAGTAAGATCTTAAAGAAAAGGATAAATCAAGGAGGATGCTATTATGTGAATTTATGTAAAAATGGAAAGTATAAATCATTTTGTATTCATAGATTGGTCGGTATTTACTTTGTTGATAAATATGATGAAAATTTAAATGTTTTAAATCATATAGATGGAAACAAATTGAATAATAACTATGATAATCTTGAATGGTGTACACTTTCTTATAATACTAAGGAAGCCATAAGATTGGGGCTGTTTAAAATAAGAAAGGGTGAAGAGTCAAATTTATATAGTGGAAAGATAAATAATGATGTGGCTAAAACGATAAGGGATATGAGAAATAATCGCAATATGTCTTATGGAGAAATAGCCGATATTTTTGATTTATCACGCGCTACCATAATTAATATTTGTAAAAATAGGATTTATACATAAATTTTATCCGGTAGTATCCCCTAAAGCTTATACCTTGTAGAAAGGGTAGTTGGTTACACGTGGGTTCAAATCCCTCCGGGACCACTGTCCAATGGTGTAGTGGTAGCACAACAGATTTTGGTTCTGTTAGCGGAGGTTCGAATCCTCCTTGGATAACGGTACATATTTTGTGTAAAGTGTTAATTATCTCGGTGTTTGCGGTGTGTGAACATAGCAAACATTAAACGGCCCATTAGTTTAATGGATAAAACCTTTGAGTCCTAATCAAAAGTTGCCTGTTCGATTCAGGCATGGGCTACATGGCTTGTTGGATGAGTGGTTTAGTCAGGGATCTGCAAAATCTCGTAGGGCGGTTCGATTCCGCCACAAGCCTCTAAAAAAGTAAGACAATGAACTACCCAGAGCAACAAATGCTTAAGATCCTTAATAGGGATCTGCTAAGTAATCCGATGTATGTTATTAACAATCTCCATATATATGATTGGGAATCTGACTTCCTGGCCATAACAAGATCATTGTACGCTTATGAAGTAGAGGTCAAGATGTCTAAACAAGATTTCTTTAACGACTTCAAAAAGGATAAAAAACATAAGGTTCTTAAAGACGGCATTATTAAGGTAGGTGGTGTCATAAGCTATCCTCCAAACTATTTCTACTACGCCTGTCCGCCTAATATGATTGACGTAAGTGAAGTTCCGTCTTATGCCGGGCTGATTTATGTCGATGTTAGTAAAAATAGGAAGAACGTCGTTAAGGTAGCACCTTTAATTCATAGACAGAAGTTTGATGTAGTGGGTAGGAAACTGGTGGATAAGTTTTACTACAATATGCTTACTTGGAAGAAAAGAGCTATTTCAAACGTGTATGCTGACCCAGCCAAGGAAAGAGAGAAGGGCGTGCGTGCCGGGGCTGAGGCTGTGAGGAAGTCGGCCTGGGATGCGTTCAGGGCGCAGTGCCCGCACATCGCTTTCCCCTATGGAAAAGAATTTCCGATGTGTGACGATCACGAACAAGATCATCCCATGAGGGACTGCATACTTCAGTGTGAAAAAGGTAGAATATTTAAAAACAAATTAAAATGAGTACCCCACGTGAATTAAGCAGGATAGCTAATAGGATAGCCGGTAAGATGACTGATGACGGATGGGTTAGCCCCGGTAGAAAGAATCTTGTCTCTGATAAGAAGGTTATGGAATTAATAGATTTGATCTTTAATGAAATATGGAGGGAATTAGATGACGGGAAAAGAGTCCATATCAGAAAACAGATGATTTTAAAAAAGATTTTTGTCAGTAGGCAAAAAGATAAATACTACATACAATGCATAGAAAAAAGGGACGCCAAATAGGCGCCTCTTTTCTTTTTCTGTAAGTAATTGTTATTTCATTGCTTTCCTTACCAACTTAGAAACAGCTTGCGTGATAGTCCACCTGATGTTTGCATTAACATTGATAGTCTGAGGAGTACCGTTTGCATCCAAGTTAATTACCTCCTTGTCTATCTCCAAGAACGGATCACCTGCTGTCTGGGTAATAACCGTATTAGCTGTCTGACCACCAGCGGCCGTCACCTTAAGAGTATTTACCAGATCGTTTATATTAGTGTTCGCTGCAATACCGGAGAATACGATACTGAAAGCAAAGCCCCCTGTTGCACCAGGGTCGTCGGCAATAACAGCACCGTTATTGGTAGCCTTGCCTGCTGCCTGATAGGAGGCTGGTATTTCCAGCGTCAGAGGATGAGACTTGTCTGGAGTTAAGGAGAACGTTAATTTAGTTGAGTTACTTGTACCGTTGATCGTTACAGTACCACCTCCTTTTCCTACTGATGCAGTAGGATCTATTTTTACAAACTCAGCTGCCGCAGCTTGGTTTATGGTAGCACTTTTCTTAACACCCCCAGATTCGGCACCAAATTCTACTTGTTGCGTGCGTTGTACACG